GTGCAGTATAGGTAATGCAAATAGTGCTGGACCAATGAAATCTTGTTCTACAAATAAATTTGATTAAATATTATTTAGTAATTGAATAATATTTAAAACTATAATAACAAGTTTTTGTATATTAATGACTTTAAATATATTAAGTATTGATGTTGGAATGAAAAATCTTGCTATTTGTTTATTTAGTATAACTGATAATATAGAATATAAAATTAAATGTTGGGATGTTTTGAATTTATGTGAAGAACAAAATTTTGTATGTGGAGAGAAAAATAAAAAAGGACAACCCTGTAATAAAAATGCAAAATTTTTTAAAAATGATAAATATTATTGTAAAATTCACGCTAAAAAGAAAGAATATAAAATTCCACCACAAGAACTTAATCCCAATAAATTTAAGAAATTTAAAGTTTCAAAACTAAAAGAGATGGCAAAATCACATGAAATAGAATTTGAAAAAAAAATAAAAAAAGATGAATTAATAGAAAAAATAGAAAAGTATGTTGATGAAAATTACTTTGATCATATTTCAAAGAAAAAAACCAAGGATTTCAATTTAGTTCAATATGGTCGTAATTTAAAAAAGCAATTTAATAAAATATTTGAAAATATACAAATTGATGGAGTGGTTGTAGAAAATCAAATAGGTCCTTTAGCAATGAGAATGAAAACATTACAAGGAATGATTATGCAACATTTTATAGAAAAAGATATACCACTTGTCGAAGAAGTTAGTGCTTCAAATAAATTAAAAGAATTTTTAGGTAATAAAAAGACAACATATGCTGAAAGAAAAAAAGCTAGTGTTGAATTTACTAGAAATATAATAGAACAAAATAATTTGTTATCAGAATGGTGTGATAAATTTAATAAAAGTAAAAAAAAAGATGATTTGGCAGATAGTTTTTTACAAGGAAGATGGTATTTAAAAAATACTATATTAAAAGATAAATAAAATATTTATTATGCGGATTACTTAAAATTAAAAGTTCTAGTTAAAACATAAGATGGAAGAAATTAGTTTAAATTTAGGAAGTCCCAAATTAAATGTATCATCTGATACAGATGGTGGAACTATTAAAATTAACATGAACGACACACCAAAAAAAAGTGTTAATTTTGGACCAGGTGCTGAAATGTTAATGAATCCAAATAAAAATAAAGTAACATCTCCAAGAGCAGATATTAATTTAAGCGATTTAAATGATCTTGATAATATTAATTTAGATGAACCTCCAAAAATGAAAAGGCCTAGTTTTACTGATGTAACTAGTAATATTTTTGATAAACCAAGTAAATCTAGTGGTATATCTTTGAAAATAGATGAAGTGCCTAATGGTAATATGTCAACTGCCGAACCATTAAAAAGTGCAACATCTGCTCCAAAAATAGAAACAGATGATGGATTTAAAACATTCAACGAAATTCCTGTTGCTCCAAGTGCTCCTCCTCGCCCCCCAACACTTTCTCCAGAAGAAACCTTACGAGAAAAATTAAAGCTTTTAAGACAATTAGAAGAATTAGAAAAAAAAGGTATTCAATTAACTAAAAAATATTCGATGGAATCTCCTTTAGCTGAAATGAGAGGTGAATATGAAATGATTAAAAACGAAAGAGAAAAGAAAAGCAGTATTAAATTTCAACAAAAAATGTTATTAGCTTTTGTAAGTGGTTTGGAGTTTTTAAATGGTAGATTTGATCCATTTGATTTAAAATTAGATGGATGGAGTGAAGCAGTAAATGAAAATGTAGATGAATATGATGATGTATTTGGAGAATTACATGAAAAATATGGAGGAAAAGCAAAAATGGCACCAGAACTTAAATTATTATTTATGCTTGGAGGAAGTGCGGCTATGTTACATATGACAAATACTATGTTTAAGTCAGCAATGCCTGGAATGGATGATATCATGCGTCAAAATCCTGAATTAATGCAACAATTTCAATCGGCTGCAATGAATTCAATGAGTCAACAAACTCCTCAATTTAGTCAATTTATGGGAGGAATGATGGGCGGACCTCCGCAAATGGGTTCTGGTCCTATGCCTCCTATGGGATCACCACCAGTTCCATCTAGAGAAATGAGACAAAATCCACCAAGAATGCCAAGAGGAGGGAATAGACCTGATATCGCAGCAGGAAGAGGAGGAAGTATGAATGATGCAGTAAATATTAAAGATAATTTTGGAAGAACATCTAGACCAGAAATGAAAGGACCTAGTGATTTAGGAGATATTCTTTCTGGATTAAAAACTAAAAAAATAAATATTAATAATAAAGATTCACAGAGTGTTGTTAGTATTAGCGAATTAGATGAAATGAAAAATGATTTAAATCGTCCAAAAAAATCTAGAAGAAAACCAAAATCCGAAAGAAATACTGTAAGTTTAAACTTTAATTAATATAATTTTAATTGTCCAACTAATTTATCTATTTTGGTTTCATAATCCGGACCAACATATCCAACTGTAATTGTATCTGGACTAACTTCTGTTAAACCAGCATCAATAACCTTTCCACTATGAACCCCTTTTCTTTCGGCTATATTTATAATAGTATCTAATGTTTTTAAATTAGGTACTTTTAATACCACTATTTTTTCACCATCCGCTTGCCATTTATAAAATAATGTTGTTTTTGTATAAGCTTTTATAGTCGCATCAACCATAGCATGACCTACTTGAGCAAGAACTTTTCCCTTACTCATTTTTATATCTGTTCGTATTAAGATTGCCATTTTAAATCCCATTATTGTATTATTGTGATTTTAATTTATTTTCAAATTTTTTTATTCAATTTTATTATATGGTTCTTGGAATTATTTTATATGAAGGAGCAGATTTAGCTTACAATGTTGTAAGACTTGCTTATAATGGAACTACTGGAGTATATAACTGGTGGTATCAGGTTGAAGAACATGAAAAAGAAGAAAAACATAAAGAAACAAAAGAAATGATAGAAGAACTAAAAAAATTAAATAATCGCGTTAAAGAATTAGAAGATGCTTTAGTTGATAAAAAACAAGATGTTGCAAAAACAGATTAATACTAATTATTATTTATTTAGTATTATCTTCGTCTTTTTGTTTTTTTCTTACAAGCTTTATATTTTTTTCTACCTTTTTTCCAACACTTTTTGAAGGTTTTTCTCTTTTTCTTTCTCCAACATTTATTTAATCGTTTTGTTGCTCTTCTTATACATTTCTTTTTCTTACGAGTTCTTCTTCCTCCTCGTCTTACATTTTCTCTGCCAGAACGGATATTTTGTCGTCTTCTAAAATTCCTTTGCATTGTATCTGCCGCTCTTTCTCTAGTTGATTGTCGTCTAGCAGCAAGACCTCTTCTTATTCTTCTAGCAATCGATGTTCTGGGCACTATTTTTGTTAAAAGTTGAGAAGCTCCTAGTTTTGCTCTTTCTACATAATTTGGACAATTCATTGAACTATTTAAAATACCTGCTGTTACTGTTCTACTTAATTTATTACCAAATGTATCATCTGATGCATCATCTGGACTCTTTAGTTTTAATTCTAATTTTAAATCAACTAATACATAAAGATCAAAAACTAATGTAGCAGAATCTTTATCAAATGATGTTAATTTTTTGAATATAAATTTATTGCCATCTTGAGGAATAATTTTTGCTCTATTAATAAAATATTCTTGTGTTGATCCTGGTTTTACTAACATATCTAAATCCTTTTGATTATCTGGTCCTACATACTCACTTGCCTTAACATAAGTTGGTTTGAATTTAGTATCAACATCTTTACTTGATTTCATTGACTTCAAATTATCATAAACTCCGCTATTTGAATCTTTATTAATAGGAACATCTGTTATATATTCATTTTGTCTAGGTGTATGATTATCGTTTCCTGTTGTTACTGGTATTTGTATAACTATTTCTACCATAACTGTTTTTTTCCCTTTTCCTTTTATAACAGGTATTGTAATTGTATCTCCTGGACTAGCACCTTTTGGCATTAAAAATGAAAGAGTAAACCCGTTTCTGCTTTTTTTAATTTCAGGTCGTTGTTCTTTTTTACCTAAAAGAAATCCTACTTTAACCATATTTTCTACTTCTCTATCAAGAGTATTTTTTATTTGATTATTGAGAGCTCTCATTAATGGATATTGTGGTTGATTATTACTATCTAATTGAAAATGTTGATTCCACAAACGATTTTCGGTTCCTCTTAAAACTGCTTCTGTTTGTGCATTTCTACCTGCATTATAAGCAGCTCTAGCTTGTATATAACTCTCTATATCTCTAAATGGAATAAATGATTCATCACAAACATAAGATTCCACTTCATCTTGTATTTTTGTTAATCGAACTGATCCATCTTTATTTAATCTACTTATTTGATTTTTAATTTTAATTACTTGATTATTTGGTCCAACAATTGGATTAATAAATTCAATATCATAAAAAGAATTCTTATCCTTATCAGGATTTACGTCTAAACCTCTTGTTTGGGCTTCTCTTTTTGCATATCTATTTGTTGCCTTTTTTATTATTGCATCTCTATTATAATTTGGATCTTTCTTATTTTGTGGTGTATACTTAACTAAATCTCCTGGATTAAGAATCTTAGTTTTTTTTTGAAAACTATCGTCAAAATTTTCATATGTTACAGGAAATATATTATCTCCTGTCAGGGTTGATTTATATCCGAAAGTTACGCGATATAAAACTTTATTATTAGGACATTGTTGAGGTCTAGGATATTTTGTTTGTAAAACATTTCTATTTTCATTTATATTAATATTAATATTCATATTATTATAAATTGGAGAGAAATTATACTTGAACCATAAAATTATTTAAATTTCGTAAATGATCTTGACGTTCCCTTCTTTTTTTAGCTTTATCTAATATTTCAGTTGCCTTTTTTATTTCTTCTTCACTTACTTCATTATCTTTATCTAAATCTAATAAATGTTCATATCTTCTATATTTTTGAGGAATAATACATAATTGACTTTGTTCATTAAATAGATGATCTGTTAAAACAGTAAATATTGCAGTTAATGCTAAAGCTACTAATATATCTCTACTTCCCATCCAAGAAATAGCAAAAATCAATAATTGCCTGCCTATATTATTTTTTAAATATTCTTCTTGATTTTTACTTAATTCAATTGTAACATATTTTGAACCTATATTTAACAGTATCATTACTAATCCTGCAAAAAATTTACTATTATTTAATGCTTTTAAATATTCTAAAATAATACTTATCATATTTAATATAAATTTAGAAATTAATATAATTGTTTTTGTTCAACTCTAAATCCATTATTGGTATGTTGATCAAGTTGTTCTGTTGATTCTATAGTAGCTCTTTCACTTTCAATCTTAATATTTCTATCTAAATCTGTAACACAAGGACCTCTAAAAATGGATGGTTTCCATACTTGTATTTTAGGAGTAAATTTCTCTTTTCTATCAACAAATGTTTCTTTGGAATCGATTAAAACTATTATAATTAAGGCCATAATTATTCCAGCAGACATACTAACCTCTTTTAGTAAATATGCATTTAATAAAATAAATACTCCTAATAATATCTTATTTTCTTTCACATTTTCTAGATATATAGGTTTTTTATATACCAATATTACCAATATCCCAAGTAAAATAATTTCAATATAATTTTCCATTATATAATTTTATAATATAATTTATTCAGTTCTTTACATAAAATTATAATCTTATTTTTTTATAAGTATGTCCTCCACTAGTCTTGGATTTTCAGAAATTTCATCAGTAGAAAATTTTACTCCTAACAAAAAAAGAAAAAATAAAACTATTAAGAAAAAATCTAGCAAAGTAAGAGAATTCCTAAACAGTATGGAAGAAGGAAGTAATGATGATGGTTCTAATTTAGCTAATTTTAACGAAACTTTTGAACCTCCTCCTCGTGAACAATTAACTAATCAACCCGATCCTATCAAAGAAACGAGTCCAGATACAGATACAGCTATAGAGGTAGAAGCCTTTTCTAAATTATCTAATGAAGAATCATCTAATTTAAATTACCAGAATTATTATAATACATATGTTCCTTATTATTCTAAACCTTCTAATGAAGCAAATCTGCACGGGTCTAGAGATGAACTTATGAAAAAATTAAATTATATGATACATCTTTTAGAAGAAAATAAAGATGAAAAAACTCAAAATGTAACAGAAGAACTTGTATTATATATGTTTTTAGGCGTTTTTACTATTTTTGTTGTTGATTCTTTTGCAAGAGCTGGAAAATATACGCGCTAATTTAAAATAAATACATTTGTGCTCTCAAAGGGTCTATAGCCAAAATTATAAAAATAATATGATGCATCTGTTTTTAAAACAGGTTGATATCTTTTCTGTATATTTTTAATGATAAAATTATTGTTGGAAATATTCTCTATAAATAATCTTGTAAATTTTATTCTTTCATAAATCAAACTAACTGAACACATAAATCCTAATACAAATACGCTCTCATCTGTTTCTTTAAAACTACATATACATTCCATACCGCGTTTTCCATTATATCGGGTATAAGTATTATTAAACACAAACATATCATAAGGTTCATCATCTATTAAAGTAACGGTTATAAATATTTGTTGATCTTTTATAAGTAACTCTATATGCTGTAAGTTTGGAACTATAATACATTTAAATTTTTTAGTAGAAGATTTCATTAATCGCTCATAAACATATATAAAATAATGGAGAGTTTGTTTATTTATTAATATTGTTCTAATATTAGGTTGATCAAATTTGACTAGTTTATCCCAATAAAATATATCAAATAAATAATTTTTATAAGCCGTTAATGGAACTATCAAAGTTGCAGCACCTTCTCTTTTAAATAAGAAAACTGTATTATTGTGTTTATATCTACTATTCACATAATGACTATATATAACTTTTGGTGCAATACCTTTTTTCCTATAATTTTGATGAACACATAAAAAATCTACATAATAAAGTGGTAATTTTTTATCATCAATATAACAATCTAAAGGTCTTGTACTCATTGTTCCGATTAACTTAAAATTATTTTTATCATATATCATTGATAAATATGATTTACTATTATGTGCTTTAAAATAATTCAAAACACCTTTTTTAGGCGGGTTATATTTTTCATGTTTGTGAGGTGAATAATGACCTTGAATAAAATTTGCAAATAGTGCCTTTTTTTTAGTAGGTGTGTTAAAATATGTATCAAAATAAATATCAGGATCGTAAAATTTATCTTTTTCAGGTTTTCCGTGTTGAATTATCCCTGGAGGTATAATCCAATATTTTAAATTATGAAAATGAAATACAGGTTGCCGTGACCAAAAAGGAAATTTTAATTTATAAATAGCTATCAATAAACATATAATACTTAATACCGCTAGAATGTAATACATTTATATTTAGTGATAAATATACTTTATAAATTTAACGAAAATATTGATATAATATATATGGCCAGTCTATTAACAAATGCAAGTGATATACACGATGGAAATGTTCAAGATGCTGTAGCTCAAATAACCGGTAACACATCAGCAGCAGCAGCAGCACAAAAAGAAGCAGATGATGCATATTATAGAGCACCTAGAGAAGATCCAAATGAAGAAATAGTGCTTGGTTTTTATAATAATTTTATCAAATTAAAAAATAAATGGAGTAATAAAAGAAACAGAGATGACGATTTTGTTGAGGAAATAAGTGATGCCGTGTATAAATATGAAGAATGGAAAAATAGTGTTCGTCCAGATGGAGACAGTAATTTTGGAAATCCTAAGTATGATCGTAGATATAAAAGATGGAATACAAAATTTGCTAATTTTTTGAAAAAAGTTAGACCGCGAAATTATAATTCTTACAGCCCAGAAGAAAAAGTAGAATACAGAGACCTTAAAGGTAAAAAGCCAAAGAGTTTTTATACCGTATTAAATAATTTAGTTACAAAATTAGATCAGGAATCACAACAATGGTATCCTAGTGATAGTGACTCAAGTAGCGGAGGAGGAAGGAGAAGAAAAAAAAGAGGAGGCGATCAAGGCAATGCACCAGTAACATTTATAGTTAGTAATGATAATATCGCTATTACACAATTTAATGAAAATATAAAAGCAAGACAGGACATTGATTTAACTTTTATAAAAGGAAATTCTAAAGATGGAAGAGATGCGATTGTATATGAAATGCGAAATTCCGGATTAATTGGTGGTTGGTTTATAATTAAATATGATCCAAACTCGGAAAATAACGCACAATTTGGCCATTGGAAACGAAATGCATTTGTGGATGATGAGTATCCAGAGCAGGCTAATGAAATTATAGCAGAGGATAATATTAAGATTGGAGATAGATTTGTAATTCAAACTCCAGATCAAATAGGTGGTAAAAGAAGAAGAAAAACAAGAAAAATGAAAGGAGGACATCACTTATACAAAAGACTTGGTGTTAGTAAATATTCTTCGCAAAAACAAATCAAAAAAGCATACAACAAACTTAAGAAAAAGAAGAAATTAACAAAAAAGGTAAAGTATGCATATAAAATTCTCTCCAAAAAGAAAAGTAGAAAAAAATATAATGCCAAATATAAAAAAATGAAAAAGAAAAAAAGAACAAAAAGAAGAAATAAAGGAGGGATGTCTTCTATGGTAATTAAAGGACAAAGTTTTCCTAGTGGGTTTATGCCTGTTTTTGATATTCCTGATACTAGTAGTTTAAATGCACCAGCTTGGATGAGCCAATTGTGATAAAATAATATTAAATAATATAATATTTAATATTATATGAATAACAGTATTTTTAATCTTGAGTATACAGATTTTTTATTAATTGTATTATTTTTAATATTTATTCTGTGTATTTATTTAGTTAAAAAATTTGGGGGGAGAGAAGATATAAATTTAATAGAAATAGATAATTTTTTAAATGACGATGAAATAAATAAAATAATAAGTAAAGGGTCTCCAAAATTACAAAAATCAGGACTTCATGCCCCTGACACCTTTATTGATGAAAGCATACGGAAAAGTGAAACAGCATTTATACCAGATGATGAAATCACTATAAATATAAAGAAGAAAGCAAGTAAATATACGAAGTTGCCGTGGTTTAATGCAGAAGATCTACAATTATTAAAATATAATCCTGGTGGCAAATACGAGGCCCACTATGATTTTTTTTTATCAGCACGAGATCGAGATAGTATAGAGTATAAAAAAATAATACCAGAGGGCGGAGACAGGATATATACATTTTTTATTTATTTAAATGATGATTTTACTGGAGGTGAGACAGAATTTCCAAATTTAGGAAAAAAAATCATACCAAAGAAAGGTAAGGCTGTTTTTTGGAGAAACCTACATAAAGATGGATCACAAAACATATTTTCGAAACATTCAGGAAATCCAGTTAAATCGGGTATTAAATATGCTTGTAATTTATGGATCCGTGAAAAAAAGTGGTCAATGCTAAAAGATGTTTAATTATTAACAACAACACCAAGAAGTTTTTTCAATAGAAATTATCTCTCCATTTTCATTTTCATAATAGTAAAAATAATGTTGTTTTAATCCGCAATGAGATAGTCAATGAAAACTTTGTGGAAGAGTTATATGTAATTTTCTAGTTCTTTTATTAGCAAGTCTTTCTACTTCACCTATATGAGGTGTATATTGAGAAGGAAATATATCTAAGAATGCATCAGTATATAATTTTTCTTTTCTTTCAGGAACACACAACATAAATATCTCTTGTTTACCTTCTGCATGTCTTTCAACTAAGTTAAAAAAATTTGCTTTTAATTGTGCTTGAAAATCTTGTTTTTCTTTTGCCCATTTTTGATTATACATATTTTTTAAATCGCCAAAAGTAGGTATTTCTTTTTTTACATATTCGCTATGTCCTTCGTCAGTTGCACTAAGTAAGGGTCTTTGAAAATCAGCCATATTTTATTTATTATCATAAGAAAAAAATAAAATAAATCCGCATTATCTAATTACCTTGATTTTTATTTTTTAAACAATTTATTATATAATCTGCTTCTTTCCATTTACTAAAATCAGTCATACAATCTAAATTAAAAGCATTCAATATTTGTTTAAGAGGACCTAGAATATCTATACTTGAAAAAGAGAGTAAATCAGTTATAACTTTAAAATTAGGTAATTTAAATGGCATCTTAAACCCTAGAGACCCTAAATGTTTATGAATAGCAAATATTCCTAAAACATCAAATGGAATACAGTCTATTTTCAATGTGTTACCTAATTTTTTTACTAAAATTAATCCTTCTTTTGCAATTTCACCCCAATCATACCCTAATTTTTTGATACAAGTAGGTAAATTTATAGAATTAATAATATCTTTTCCAATAAAAATAAGAGCTCTTATAAATTCTTTATTTGCAACAACTGCATCTTTAAATTTATTAAATACATTACTAGTCATCACATTAACTTTGACATTCTTATCTGGATTATCATTTTTTATACCTTCAATTACTTGATTACTATTCATTTATATATTAACTTAATAATATATAAATTATTGTGGTTTGTATAATAGATATAAATATTGATATTGATATTGTGTAGTAACCATATCAACCTTTCCTTGTAAAATAAATCCAATATTCTTAGCAATACTCAAAATATGTTTTTGAGTTTCCATATGTAATTTATGTTTATTTTGTCGGACATGTCCAGTAACATCATCTTTAAAGGATTCATCAAATGCTGCTAAATTTTTTGATTTATCAAGATCAAAATTAGCTTTATATTGAAAATCCTTGAATTTAACAAGTGAATTAGTAATGCGTGTTTTTGCATATTTTTGTGCACTAACAAGATGTAATGGATCAGCAGAATTTAAAATAGGATCAAATTTATCTCTATTTACAAGATGTAATACAATATATCCTCCTGGTTTTAACCAATTATAACAATTTTGTAAAAATAACTGTTTATCTTTGATATAATAAATAGTAAAATATAAACAAGTGATAGTACTAAAACTATTTCTAGGATATAACATAGATTCTAATGCATCGCCCTGCTTAAATTTACATTTAGGATATTTATTTTTTGCATAATTAATCATAGATTTTGATTTATCAACACCTTCTACATTATATCCTGCTTTTTGTAATAATTTTACATGGTGTCCATTACCAGATCCAATATCTAATACGCTTGATTTTTGTGTAGGTTTTATTAATCTTGTTATTTCACCAATTTCAAAATCATTTTTTACCTTATCACGGACAAGTTCATCATAAATACTACTATAAAAATCATCATAAATATCATTTCCTTTTTTAATAATAAATTTTTCTCGTTGTATAAATCCTTCTTTATAAATAGCATTTTTATTAACAATCATTAATATAATTAATATAATTGCCATTATAATAGCTAATTTAGTCCATATACTTTGTTTCATAAAATGTCTATGAATTTGTTTAAAAAATTTTATTATTTTTTTCATCTCTTATATGTATTATAGTGATTTTTTTTATGTGAAATGTAATATAAATGAATCCAAATGATATATCTGATAAAAGAAATTTGAAAGAATTTCGAGGAATCACATTTTCAAAATATAAGAAAACAGATGCTAAAAAAGAACTACTAAATAATTTAAATACTGGTAAATTAGAACCAGCCTGTTATTGGGCAGCAGAATTTATTTGTGCTGGGCATTATGCTGATATATGGGAAATTATTCTTTTTTTTTGTAGTAAACATATTCATTTAGGAAACCCTAAATTACCTATTTATTTAGACTTAAGATTAACACATTTTAAACAAATATTAAATGGTGGATATCAAGATAATATTTTAAAAATGCGAAATAATGAAAAAATTAGAAAATTATTTGGAGAAATTATTTGTGTTTTATGTTTATCTAAAAAAAAACACACTTTCGATAATATTAAAATTCAAAAAGAAGATTTTAATATAACAAAAATTACTTATAAATTAAAAGCAGATAATACACAATATGCTTCAATAATTTTTAAAAAGGAAGATCCAACTGAATTATTTATAGGAATAAATGAATTTTATTGGAATATTTTAAAAACTCAAAAAAATGGAGCACTTGCGTGTTGGTGGTTAGAATGGATACTTGGATTTGAAGATATTTGTAAAAAGGATAATAAAAAATATTCAGGTGCTAGAAGAAGTAATATGCCAGTAGAAAGTAATTTTCAAAAAGATATTATATGGATGATATGGGAATGTCTGTTATTAGAAGCTAATAATAGAAATAAAGGATTGCATAAAATAATGACAGCATTGCTTAATATATTTTGTTTAAGATATAAACCAGGAGTAAGAAGAAGAAGAAAATATTTAATATATTTTGGAATTAATTTATTAACAGAACCTTTAGACAATAAAATACCAATAATTAAAAACGAAAAAATGATAGAAAATATAATTTCTAAAATTAATGTTATATATAAACAAATTAAAAAGAATGAGGTTAAACCAGATACGGATTATTTATTCAATAATAGTATGACAAATAATAATTTAGAAAAAACTATTAATAAATTGGAAAAGTTGAATGCGTTGTCAGGAATGATAACTAGAAAATAGTTTTTTTTCTTAAGTTATTGTATAATGACATATCCAGGATTAAAAAGAGCAATCAGAGCACGAAGTGGTCAAGGCGGTAGAGGTAATAGTGGCGGGACTTCCACTGTCACCGATCCTATTTCTGGCAGAACTTACAAGATGACAAATGGTTCCGTTATTAATTGGGGAGGAAATGACAAAATGGGTTTATTTCCCACGGTTGGTGTAAGTATCGGATTTCTCAATATTATTTCATCTTGTTGCAGTTCAACAGGAGGTAACAGAGGAGTTAATCTTTCACAAGATGCAAACAAATTCTTAATGTAAATAAGATAAATATTTATAATTTAATAAATATTTAGCAAAAACGATCGCGTTATTTTTTTTTTCTATATATTCTTTATAATGGCTCGTAGAACAGCAAGAAGAACTCTTAGAGGTGGCAAACGCCGCAAATCAAAAACACAAAAGAAACGCAGAAAGTCTCGCAAGTCCCACAAGAAGCGCAGCAAGACCCGTCGTCGCCGTCGTCGCTAAATAAATAATAGTTTATATATAATTTATTATTTATAATTTAGTTACTATATAATTAGTTAATGCATATAATGTTCCTCCCCAAATAGAATCTATTCCTACAACTTTCAAGTCATAATTTTTGAATATAGAATAATTTGTTAAATCAAAAATAGCATATGTTGTAAATCCCAATAAAAATGAATCTGTTAATGATAATTTAGGTTTAATTACAAAATAATATATTTGGAAAACCATTACACAATATGTAACTAAAGTAGAAATAACATTTACTTTCATATCACTACCTTGTATCTTTTTTACCATTTTACCAAAAAGAGGACCAAGAAAACTTAAAAATATACCATCTAATACTGCTAGACATAACGCAATCAAAATTATTTGTTTATAACACATATAAATTATTATAATATTAAATTGTTTCACACCTATCTCTTTTAGGATGAGTTGAATGAGTCGATATTAATTCAATATTATCTGAATCTAATTGCAGCTTTTGTCCTGATAATTTAAATTTAACTAACTTATTTATATCATGTGATTGTTTTTTATTTATTTCTAGATTTTCTTTTTTAATTCTTTTTCGTAACAGTTTTAACATTATTCTACTAATACTATTATTTACTAATTGAAACATTTTTATAATGCCGCCAGTAATACCTACTATTTCCATAATATTTAAATGATCTAATGTTTTATATAACCACCAATCACTTAATCCTGCAACCAAAAGAGTATTTGTAACAATCAAAATCCATTCTAATATACATTGAAATTTCTTTTTCAATTCATTAGATACATCATAATTGGGTAATTTTTTTTCATCTATAAATAAATCTTCATAATATAATGGTCTTGATGCAGTATAATATACAATTTTAGGAAAGTTCCAAAAAATAATAAATGCTGAGAATCCTACTACAAGAGGAAAATAATAAAAATTGAATACTTCTGGATGTAATGCTGCTGTTGGAGTAAATATTAATGGTAAAAAATATCTTTTACACTTTATATCCTTACAAGAAGTCTTTTTACATTCTATATCTAAACACATCATACACATATTTAATTTAATTATTGTTTATAGTTTTATATTGATTATCTTTATCAATTCAGTTGTATACAAATGATTTATGAATACTAATTAAAAAAATAATTATTATTTATTACATGTGCGGTATATTTGCAATTTTTAGCAATAAATATAATAAGAATTTATTAAAAAAACTAATAAATAGTATGAAATTATTACAACATCGTGGTAAAGACGGTTATGGAATTGTATACTTAACAAGACAACTATTAATAAATATTAAAGAAAGCGGAGAAGTTAATATCGATAAATCAAAAACAGATAACAAATGTTATTCTTGTATGGGACATTTAAGATATTCAACATCAGGTTCTTCGATCAAAACAGGTATAGTTAAACAATTGGAAATACAACCTATTAGAGGATATGATGATCAAATAGGTTCTTTTTATCTAGCTCATAATGGAAATATTCCAAATATTCCAAATCATGACACTACATATTTAAAAGATTTATTAATGAATTATAAAGAAGATACTTTTGAAAAAAAATTAATAAGGTTAATGAATGAAATACCTGGTGCTTATACATTAGTAATATTAACTAGTTCAAATACATTATATGTTATGAGAGATAGATTTGGAATTAGACCTTTGTGTTTAGGCTCATCAAATGAACAATATTATGTTAGTTCTGAAAGTTGTGCTTTTTCCAATAATATAAAATATTTAAGAGATGTGAAACCTGGTGAATTATTACGCATTGATGAAAAGGGAATAAAAACATTATATAACCACCCTACTTCAAAACTTTGTTTATGTAGTTTTGAAATTTTATACTTTTTAAATGAAAATAGTTATACCGATGGATTATATATCAAAAATATTAGATATAACTTAGGAAGAATACTTGCTTTGAAAGAAAATATATCAAAACCAAAAGATCAATTAACAGTAATAGGAATACCATTAACAGGAATATGTTCTGGAAAAGCATATGCAGAAACATTAGGTTATAACTATGAACAATTAATTACAAAAAATAAGAATATATCAAGAACCTTTATAATAATAAATAATGAAAAAAGAAAAGAAACTTGTGAAAAAAAATTTATATATGATACTGAAAAAATTAAAGATAAAAATATTGTTATAGTTGATGATACCATTGTTAGAGGTAATGTAATTAAATCAATAATAAGAAATTTAAAAAAATATGGTGCAAAGGAAATTCATGTTAGAATACCTGCTCCTCCTGTAATAGATATATGTGAATTAGGTATATCAATACAATCAAAAAATGAATTGATAATGAATAATAAAACTGTAAGTCAAGTATGTAATGAAATAGGAGCAACATCATTAGTATATTTAGATATTCAAGATTTACAATATTTTCCAAAAACATCATATAATCAATGTTTTTCAGGGTATATAGATAAAAAAATTTATGGAAATAAAAATATTAATTATTAATTATTCTAATTAACTACAGGGAAGATGGATCCCCGTTCTGGAATATCATACACCTATTAGGAGGAGGAGGAGGTATACTTTTAATTTTTTCGCA